TAATGTTAGTCATGGTGGTGTCATAAATGTGCAAAATAAATTTACTGTTGAAATTTGGAATGGTTTGTCCGATAAACACACCTTTGATGGTTATTGTGGGACACCCTTGTTGGTGACAACGCCACAAGGTCCAGCAATAGCTGGTATTCATAGTTTAGGAAATAGACTTAATAATATAATAGGATGTACGAAAGTACCATTATATTACTTAGAAAGTTTAGTCCAAAATTTTGAACCAACTGTAGAGATAAATGAAATAAGCATTTGTTCTGAGTCCGTGGAACGTGAATTAGGCGAATTACACGATAAAAGTGTTTTCCGCTTTATTGAACAGGGCTCAGCAAGTGTTTATGGTTCATTTCAAGGTTATAGACCATCCCCTAAATCAACAGTGAAGGAGACTATGCTTTGTGCTGATCTTCTTAAAGAAGGCTATAAACTTAATCATACAGCTCCGTTGATGCGGGGTTGGAAACCTTGGAGAATAGCAGCACTAGATTTGGTTAATCCAGTGTTAGATATGGACCAAGCTATAATTGATGTTGTTACAGAAGATTTCATTTTGGACATTATGTCAAATTTATCTCTTGATGAATTAAATACTGTGCATAAATATGATCGGCATACAGCAATAAATGGGATGCCAGGTGTGGCATATGTTGATGGTATCAATAGAAATTCTTCAATGGGACTACCTTATAGAAAACCCAAAACAAATTATCTTCGTAAATTACCTTCTTCTGAACTTCATCCAGATCCAGTAGAATTTAATGATGAAATAAATAGAAGAATTGATAAAATACTAGAAACATATGCTCTTGGAAAGCGAGCATATCCTATATATAATGCTTGTTTGAAGGATGAAGCAGTTTCTCTTGCTAAAAGAGAGAAGGGAAAGACGCGTGTCTTTTCCTCTGCCCCTGTTGATTTTTCGATTGTGGTTCGGATGTATTTGCTATCTTTTGTGCGTCTAGTACAAAATAATAAATACATATTCGAATCCTGTCCAGGTACAGTTTGTCAATCGAAAGAATGGGGACAATTGCGGTCCTTTATAACCAAGTATGGTGATAAAAATATGATAGCTGGTGATTTTAAAGCATTCGATAAACGTATGAGCGCCCAGATAATGGATGCAGCTTTTACAGTTATTAAACATGTTTTAAAAGCTTCTGGCAATTATACTGATGAAGACTTGCGTGTTGTACATTGTATTAGCGCAGATGTTCGATTTCCATTGACTGATTATAATGGAGATTTAGTCGAATTTTATGGTTCGAATCCTTCAGGATGGCCACTGACAGTTATAATAAATGGTTTGGTTAACTGTTTGTATATGCGATATGCATATGCAATACTGTCTGGTGAAGATTCTGCGAGAGATTTTCGCGATAATGTCGCTTTATTGACTTATGGTGATGATAATATTATGGGTGTTCATAGTAGATGTAAATGGTTTAATCATACATCTATCTCTGAAACTTTAGGCAAATGTGATATTATCTACACTATGGCTGATAAGCAAGCTGAATCTGTACCTTATATTCCAATACGTAAATGTGAATTCTTAAAAAGAAAATGGCGTTGGGATTTTGATATTGATGAGTATTTATGTCCATTGAACCATGATTCTATTGAGAAGATGTTAACTGTTTGTGTTCGAAGTAAAGTTGTTATACATGAAGTGCAGATGTGCGCTATATTGGATAGTGCTTTACAAGAATACTTCAATTATGGAAGGAAAATATTTAATACAAAGCGAGCTCTTTTCCAAGAGCTAATTGACAAGCATAATTTGAACTGTTATCTTGTTAGACCTCTACCTACTTTCGATGATTTAGTCGAGAGATGGCAAGAGGCCTCAAAAAATTTATAAGCACCTTTTAGGTGCCCTGGGCTAAAGTTGTGCAGTCCAATTGAAAATCCAAAATCAACCATGTGTGTATAGTTACTACTCACTATGACAGTTATTACGCCTACTATAATAGCGAGTGTGGATCACACATGAATTTCGCCAGAGCAACCCTCAAAGTCCCTATTTAGGGAAAGGTTTGGCTGAACCTAAAACAATGACGTAACGGATTATTGGCTTGGGAGAGCCAATATTCTGTATTTTTCTCCTGCAGAAACTAATAACCCAATAATGGCGAGTGATGCCGCCAAACATGCATCACAAGATAGTGTTAACGTTCAACCAGAGTATGAGAAAAACCAGAATGTTGTTTTTCACAATCAGGTTCCAGGTTCTTCTATTTCTGCTCCTGAAATAGTGGACAGTACTTTTATGGATGGTAACACTACAGATACTGATCTTGCTACATTTTTACAGAGACCTGTTAAATTAGCTGAGTATGCGTGGACTGAAGGAAATCGTATAGATGTCTCCATGAATCCATGGCATGCTTTTCTAAC